CCAGTGCCTTGTCTATATCGTTACGGATACCGGCCCGGTCCAACAAATCTTTAAGTTTCATCTTTTTGCGCTTTCTCAACCGCCTCTAGGTTTTTCTTTGCTTGCTCAACCTGAGGACCTGCTTGTATTTGAATTGCATTAATAATGTTAACAACTTGAATAAACGGTGACTGTGCCAACACATTTAACAGCGTGTTGATGTCCTTTACAGAAAACTCTAGTGTCACATTAAAATCATCTAATAAATCTTTGCTCACTTCTTACCTTTCTTTATTTTAAGTTCTACGTCCACATCCGGCTTATATTTGTCTAGTTGCACAAAATGACCGTTTCCTACCATTTGTTCAAAGCCATCCCACAGCCGTTGGTTCTGAAGTTTTGCGGCGTACTTGATCCCGCTGATATAGTTATATACCTCATCTTCGGTCATGTGCTCGGGCTTATCTAAATACTGCCGTAAGAACTCGTCAAGGTATTCCTCAATCTGAGAACACTTTATAATATCTTGCTCCAGGTCAAAGCGGTCGTATTCACTCCACAGATTCATTTTTTACCTTTCTTTTTTGGTTCATCATCACGAATAGTTTCAAACAGATTTTGAAAGTCCGCAGCAATACGTTCTTGTAAATCTATTAATTGCTTTTCAACATTCCAATACGCTAGTTGCATTTCTTCTGCGCTGAGTTCTTTAATTGCACAGTTAACTGCTTTGAACGTTGCTACCGCACTTTCTAATTCAATTGACGCATTTTCTAACTGCATTAATTCTGTCCAGTATTTCATACATTTTTTCCTTGATTAAATCTCATACACTGAGCGGCGGCTAGGGTTATTTCTGGTTTAAACGGCAATGTTAAAAACTGTTCTTTCATTTTAATACAATGAGTTTCTGGAACAGCTATATCGCTTGCCATGAAATCACATTTAGTTCCTATGCACATAATGGCTACAAAGATGAACTCCATCATTGGACTCCCAATCTGCGTTCAATTTCACGATCAATATACCAACGAGCTTTGCGCAAGTCTTCAATGGTATCGATTTTTAAATCAGCGCGCCAAATATATTTAATAGCATTACCTAAGCAAAAATTCATATGCTCAGTAATCTGTATGCAGTCTACACCGCTGGGGTGTGCCGTATAGTGCTTAGGCTTGTTTACTGGATCGTTCACGTCTCATCTCCCTTAAATGTTCATGCAAAATTTTAACTTCTTCCATTGTTGAGCATTCCCAAACACCCATCAACTCCCCAAAACGTTTTTCGCTTAAATCAACGTCTTCAACACCCATAAGTGTTTCCATCATGTAACACCCGTCGTATAAGTATTCAATTACAAAATGGCTCATAGTCCTAATTCCTTTTTGATAAACTCTACACCTTTTGAGAAATGGTAACGCCAATGTTTTTCGGTTACATGTATTTCATTATAACTCTGTCCATTTAAAAAAGCAAGCAAAACCTCCCGTTGTTTAAACGGCATGTTGTTTTCTATCAAATTACGGATGTCTTGGATGTCATCTGGTTCCCAGGGTAGCCAGCCTTCAATAAGTTGGGTGGATGTGCCCTCCACGTCATCTTGCTCTAATGGATCTGGGTCTTCGTCTGATAGTCTTGGAGTAACTGCTTGGATTTTATGTTTTGTTATCATACTCGTGTGTCAAAAATTGCGGCTGCGTAAATGTTCCCCATACCTGCGGCTAGGCTTAAAATCTTTGGCTTGCGTTTAATCATCATGGGTTCAGACAAATAAACATCATCTTTTTGGGTACGGTTTGGAATGGCTGGCACTATACCTGATTGCAAACTATCTAATAGCAAACAGGTCTCCAACAAACCTGACGCGCCCATTGTATGTCCTATTATTTGTTTAAAGGATGTCGCAATAAACGGCGTATGAAACAACGCCTGTAAAGCCGCTTTCTCAGACATGTTATTTGACTTAGTCCCTGTACCATGCGTTTTAACAATTTGTATCTCCTCTGTGCTTATGTTACCTGATCGTAATGCTAGGGCGGCGGCTTTTACAAAACCTTGCCCATCTTCACGTTGCCCGATTGCGTTGGTGCTTTGTTCACTAGCCACACCAGCGCTTATTAGTTTTGCTTTTGGTTTATTAACTAATACATTCTCATTCTCAAAGACGGCAAACACTGCGCCCTGACCGATGTAAAACCCGCCGTTATGGTGGTCAAACGCAGATGGTTTAATTCCTTGCTGTTCTTTATCGTATGTCAAACACGCGCCCGATTCGCCAAAGAAATGCAATACCTTGTCGTTGATAGTGTCCTCTACGCCCAACACGCACACCCGATCAAACCCTTGGTATGTCATCAGTTGGCACACGTCCGACATAACTTTGAGGCTGGATGCACAAGCGCTGGCATCGGTTGTGATCAAATCGTCCGCCCCGCACATCTGCCCGATACGACCAGCGTACACCTGCGTCAGTGTGAGTGGTAGTAGTTTGTAGTCATAGGTCAAACGGCTTTTCTTAATAGCGTATGGGTTGATACCGGCAAAGTGTGCGTTACCAGATGCCAAGATAAAAGCAGTCTTGCCTTTGCGCTCTCTAAGTGATCTAAGTAGTTCCACATCTAACACACGGTCAGCCAGCTTGTGCGGCACGTAAACTAATCCGCTATCTTTTTTGGCAAACAATTCTGGAAACCAGAATGCTCTTTGCGGATAAGACATTTCATCGAATAAATCAGTATGGGTTGCCGCCACTGTGCGGTAGTCTGTTAAGTAGATCATTTTACGTTTTCAAGTGCCTCTTCTACGGTCTTTGGTGTTTGTGTGGAGTGTTTAAACATAAACTCAAATACATCGCGGATTGTGCTTTCTTCCGTGAGTTTCATTAGTTTGACGTCTTCCTCAGACACACCATAGATGTCGGACAAATAAACACCGACCATCAAGAAGTCCAGGCTATCAAGACCAGTGTCTTTAATTAATGTGTCGAGGCTTTCTATCTTTAATTCATCGGCACTCACAGGTCTTGCAACCTTTACGATGCCGTTCATAATTAGTAGCAGTTCTTGGTCTGTCATGCTGTTTCTTTCATGTTAAGTGATTCTAATAACGCTTCTTGTAAACTTATTTTACCATTTAAAACTCGTATCACTTGTTCATCAATTGTTTTACTAATTGTCAAATGATGAATGATAACCGGTTTTTCCTGCCCTTGCCTGTAAATCCGTGCGTTGGCTTGGATGTAGTTTTCTGAGCTCCATGGTAAATCAAACCACACAGTCTGTGCTGTTTCTCCAACGTTGCACTGTAGATTGAGCCCAATACCCCCGGACTGGGGATGGGCAAGGAGCATACGAATTTTGCCATCACGCCACGCTTGGATGTTGTCATCATCCAGCACCACTGCTTCGGGAAACTTCTCTTGGATTCTCGCAAGCGCATGCTTGAAGTGGTAGAACACGAGTGTGGGGGACGAGGACTCTTCCATGATCGACTCAAGGTATTCCAATTTAACATCGTGTACTTTTTGCCAGCTTCCGTCTTCTGCATACACCGCGCCTGATGTGAACTGTAAGAGTTTGCCCGCCAGTGCTGCCGCTGTTGGAGCCGTGATGAGTTCACCATTGATACTAGCGACCATGTCTTTTGTAAGTGTGTCATATTGTTTACGCTCCGCCGGGTTTATGTCTATTTTGTGATACAACTTAGTTAGTTTGGGTAGTGTCAAATAATCCTCAGCCCGCAGACTAAAACATATGTCACTAATCTTATCCTGTATCCTTTTGTCTGCCCCTGGCTGGAGCGCCCACTTATACACAACGTGTGTATGCCTGTTCATCTGCCCCGGTGTCAGGTACTTTGACCTGAACGCCGTTAAGCTCGTTTCTAATCTTTGCCCCAAATCCAAAATACCTACCTGTGACCACAAGTCAGCCATCCCTTGAGGTGTCGGGGTCCCTGTCAGAATAATACGTCGCTCGAAGCTCTTTAAGTGTTTCTTCAAGCTCTTGAATCTTTTCGTCGAAGGATCTTTGAAGCGACTCGACTCGTCGATTATCAGATTGTTGAATTGCATCTTTGGTTGATCCAACAACCATATCAAGTTCTCGAGATTGACTACGTACACGCTCGAAGAACTCTTCAACGCTGCTAACCGTTGACTCGGGGTGCCCAATATCTTGGCTACCTTCAGGTGTTGTAGGTGTTCCCATTTCTGTGTTTCCTGTTCCCATACTGTTTCCGCTACCCTCTTTGGCGCTACGATAAGAGTTTTCCCCTTGAGTTGCTCCGCGATAATCGTTAGCGTCGTCGCTGTCTTTCCAAGTCCAGGGGGTAGAAACAGACCCAAGTTCGGCACCGACTGCGCCCGGGATATAATCTCCTGCTGATACTGATGTAGTTGTGTTCTCTTTAGCACGTCGGTTTCCTTTTGATGCGTTTTCTTTTTTAGTAAGCAAGGTTAGATTCCATGGAACGTGTAATCCGCATACATCTTTTCCTTGCAACGGTTCAATATGTTCAACTTCATATAATTCCTCCATAAAAATTGTGGCTAGTTGTGCTCGGCGATACCATACTTCTATTTCCGGTTTTAAATGCAACTTGCCCCATTTTAACATGCGGTTTAATTTTGCAACACGATACCGACTACGTTTAGCATTTGCTTTGTCTCTATTATTTTTAGACCAGCTTGCTGAGTATTCCCGATCACAAAGTTTACAATACGTTTTTAATTCATCTTGTCTGTATTTGTCTTTATTAAATTCGCTATAGCTTTTTAACTGTTTGCATTTTGGGCATTGCTTGTTTAATAAAATCATCTACGTCATCCTTGGATCTTAAAATGTGAACAGGAAAGCCTTGTTCGCCTAGTTGGTCAAAGACTATCTTTTGTCTTTCGCTTATTTTTCCTGTCGGTGTTTTCAGTTCCACTAGGAACACTTGCTGGTTCAGGAACACTATTCTGTCCGGCACTCCCGATATCGTGCTTAACCATTTCAGTGAGAGCCCGTTCAATTTTTTCACGGATTTGCTCAGATGCTGCTCGATGTCGCTTTCTAAAATTCTCATAGTTTTCTTGCTCCGTTGCGTATGCCGCAAACACTTGTTTAAACAAATACTCTGTAAAGTAGGCTCGGGTTTCATCACCAATCTTGGCTTCGTCTTCCCCAATATACTCAAACACATGGGTGACAGTGTGCACACACTCATGCACTATGACACCAATACGTTCAAGTGGGTCGTAGTCCTCCATGGCTTTAAGATCAAACACAATCGCCAGCATAGCGTTTTGTGTGCCCTCTTGTTGGATGTAATGCGACTCTGCTACACCGACATCTAGGCTTGAATGTTTAGTTGTTATCTTAGAATGTTTTAGCGCCGCCTGAAATGAATCATCCGAAAAACATACCTTTACCTTGGCTTCATAAAAACCAGTGGTTGCTATATAAAACGGCAATGCTTTTTTGTTTTTCATTTTATTCCGTGTGCCTTTTCTATTGCTCGGGCAAACGCAATTATGTCACCTTCCGTTTGCATTCTAATTCCAATAATCTCTTGATTTGTAAGGGGTTTTGATTTGTAGATTCCGCATAAAAATGGCTTTGGCTCCGTGACTACGGCATCCTCATAGCCAGGTTGGTACGGTGCCTCTGCTACATAGTTTGGTTTCATTTTTTCCTCATCATGTTTAATTATCCACTGTAACGCAAGAGTCAATGTGTTAAATGCTGGTGATTTTATTGACCCATTTTCCCAATAATAACTAGGCACATCGGATACTTGCCAAGTGTCCCCAATCCATTTAGCGGTTCTTTCATGGATTGTTTGTAAGTTCATTCTATTTCCTCATACCAGCCACGTACATAAAAAGCATCCCCAAAGTCTTTAACTAACTTCTCAGGGTAGCCGTTCTCAATTAGCCACTGCACAGTGTTGTCGACGTGCTCGGGTATCTCTTTAGGAAATCCGTACAACCACCCTTTGGGTGGATCAATCATTTTAACTTTCATTTCTCACTCGCTTTCTTTAGTATTGCTCTAGCAAACTCAAGCATATCTTCACCATCATGGTTAAAGTCTTTGTAATAAATTTCTTCTATTTCCTCATCTGTTAATTCTTTTACTGGATGGGTGTAGAGTGGAATAAAGTCAGGGCAGTAATTCTTCTGAACATAAAACTCTTTTCCGTTTGACATCCACGCTACTGGTTCATTGTTCATTTCTCTTCTCTTCGCAAATTCTTCTGCCTCTTCTAACGAGCAGACTTTATACTCATCGGTTGGTTTCATTTTTTATCCCGTGGTATTCTTCAACTGTTCGCACAAAGTCGCGCATGCTCCACATTTGGTTGGTTTTATTCATGTTGATAATCATTACGCGGATCTCTTCGTCGGTCATTGGTGTGCGATTAACTGCATCCTCATATTCTTTCACTGTGTGGTACATACTAACTCCTTCCAATTTGTTTCTTCCGGCATGATGTTGATCGTGGTGCCCTGCTCCTTTGCCTTGGCGATCAGGTTATTGAGCACTGATGCGCCGTACAGGTGTGAGCCGTAATTATGTTTGTAGCACCGGTACACAGACCCCGAGGCGCCATGAAAGTCGTAGTATTGTTTCTCTTCATCTACGCCCACGATGCCACTATTCATCTGCCACGAGTCTGATCC